AAATAACAAAGACATTAGTGTCTTCTTTCAACGTGTCAATAATCTTCATAAGGTTATCAACACCTTCACCGTCCAACGAAGAGTCGAACGTTTCATCTAGTATCAACAGATTAGTAGATACCGAATTTTTCATCTTGGCTATTTGTCGCCAAGTAAATAGTAGAGACAAATCTATACGTTGTTTCTCACCTTCGGAGAAAGAATCGTACGAGAACGTGTCGCGGTAACGTGACCGGATGGTCTCACTAAAACTATCGTCCAACTCAAAGTGGACAAAGAAATCTAGAATCTGTAAGTACTTGTTGGTCAACTCATTGATGACCGGCACGTACTGTCGAATGATTTTAGTCTTGATTCCAGTGTCTCGTAGTAACTCACTTGCAATGCGGTTATACGATGATTTCTCATTCAGAACAAACTTATCATCTGTCAGTCCGTGTAATTCGGAATCCAGCATTGTTAGATCTGTATTTGCCTGGCCCATATCACCGTCGCTGTTAGTCATATCTTGCAAGTCTTGTTGTATCTTACCGATAGATCGTTGCAGACGACTAATAGTCTGATTGTTATTGTTTAAAGTATTCTGATCTGCAAGACAGCTAGACATCTGTTCCTCTAGGGTCGTTATCTCTGTCTGGTACTGTTTCTGTTGTTCCTCTGCCTTATCCATTGCAGACTTTAGTTCTTTCGCCTTAGAGGTCGCAGCATCCTTCTTATTCTTTCGCAAGTCTTCTGCAATGTCTTGGTCGCACGTAGGACATACCTCATTATCATCAAAGAACTTTGCCTCTTTAACCACAGACTTTACCTGTGACTTAAACTGTGCATAATACTCATCCAACTTACTCTTATTGGCACGAATACTGCATAAGTTATCTGTAATGGTAGGCATCAAATTATTGACAGTCTCAGATAAAGTAACATTCAGTTCATTGAGTTCCGCGATCTCTGACTGGAGCTCTGCGATATCTCCCTCTTTATCTTTACGATGCTGAGTGTTGATTGCAGTTAAATCACGGATGTACTTCTTCTGTGAATTTATCTTAGTTTTGATCATCTCAATAGAATGGTTGTTGCCCTCGAGCTCGCTTTTGAGGAGAGAGATTTTCTCCTTGAGTATCACATTCATTTTGGAAAATATGTTAATATCAAGAAGGTCTTCTATCACGTCACGCCGAGAGGTTGAGTTGAGTTGCATGAACGGGACAAAAGACGACGAGCCGAGAACAACAATTTGGTGAAAACTCTTGTGAGACATCTGTAGGACGTTCTTCTCAAGAATCTCTTGATATTCTCTTGCGTGTGAACTCTGGTCGATCATAGTACCATCTTTCCAGATTTCAAACTTGGCGGGTTTGATTCCCCGCACTACACGGTACTGTATACCATTTACAACAAAGGTTACTTCAGTAACACATCCTTTGTTATTGATCGTGTTAACTAATTGGTTCTTGGTGATCTTACGGTGAGCCTTACCAAACAATGCAAACGACAACGCGTCAAGCATTGTAGACTTCCCTGCACCGTTTTCACCAACAATAAGATTGGTAGAGCTGTCTAGGAAGTTTATATCATTATAATAATCACCCGTCGAAAGAAAGTTCTTCCAACGTAGGGTTTCAAATTTAATCATGCAATTTCTACCGCCTGTGCTTCAATCATTAGTTCAGATACTACGTCGGTGATTCTTTCCTTATCTAAATCAGTCTCGACCTCTTGTATGTAATTATAGATTAAAGTTTCCGTGTCGTCAACCCTTAAATCCTCATCTGAGACATTTTCACCACGAAATTCTTTAAAATCTTCGGCAATCTTGAGCTCATGAATCTTCTGTCGCTGGATTCTCTCGACATATCTTTCAAACTTCTGCATATCTGAACGATTAGACACAATCAATTTGACAAACTTACCATCTAGATATGAGAGGTCCTCGAAGAAATTAATGGTGTTCTCATCATAATAAATCTTATGAAACAGTGTGACCGTGTTCTGAATAGGCATCATCTCACGAGTCTCTGTATCAAAGACATGGAAGAACTTTCTATCATGTGCATCGTTCCAGAAGAATTCCATCTGTGCGCCAAGATAATGGATGTTACCTTTACTTGACTTAGTGTGGAAGTGTCCAGACAGCACGGTCTCGAACCGCTGTAGAGGTTTAGGGTCCATACCCTCTTTACATACTAAACCCTTGTCCATTTCAAACCCTGCGAGTTCGAAGTGACCACCAATGACATCTGCACCACAATTCTCTAGGAACTTCAAGCACTCTTTCTCATTCTCAGGGCATATCCAAGGGACAAGACCAAACTTGACACCGCCATAATCACGCACAATAGGGTCCATGAGAATGTCCACCTCATTGATATAGTGACCCATCAACTCCTTGAGAGAGTTCAACTCGATAGTGTTTTTGAAATAAACGTCGTGGTTGCCAGGAATGATATCCATGTGAATATTATACTCACGGAGTTTATCCAAGAATATCTGGCGGTTGTGGTTCAACGCTTTGAGGTTGATAGTCTTACGGTTATCATAGTAGTCACCCAGATGTAAAATCTGAGTAATACCATTTTGTTTCAAATAAGGAAAGAACACCTCACTGTAGAAGCGTTCTTGGTAATCCATAAAGATATCCGAAGAATTACGACATCCGCAGTGGGTGTCGTTAAGTATTGCTATTTTCATAAATGACTCAACTCAATTTATATGACGACTATTATACTACAAAAAAAGGTGTCTGTCAAGTTTAATCTGAAAATCTTCCGTCTTTTATGAGGTGGTGTAGTCGGTGTGTGAAGATAGTCCACAGCAAACAAAATAGGGAATCCTCTTTGTAGGTTCCTGCTTTGCACTCATAAGTCCACATCATTCTATAAAGTCCGATAGGTCTGAGTCTACGTATACAGCACGTTTCTTTCTTTGCTTTTCTTCTTTCACGTATTCTTTGAATTCTGAGTCTGCACTCTTTACTACATCAATGCGTTGTCTGAGAGTGTCAACAAAGGGAGATGATTGTTGCTGATATACACCATCCTCATTGTCACCATCCATGAATGCGCTGATATCTGCTTCAGCAATATACTTCATTTTGATGTCTTGTTGTTTCTTTTCTTTTTGGATTCTCCGAAGAAAAGCATACCATGATATCTGTGTGAAGTATGAAAATGCATTAGGTTTACCGGATCGGGTAGCTGCTTCGATGTCATAATTCTCAATTGCTTTGAGACAATTCTCGACAGCATCCATAACCATCTCTTCCCGATAAGTATATCGGACAAAGTTTGCTCTGTGAGAAAGGCCTTCTGCGATCTTTAGAAAACATGTAGCAATATAATTAGTTACTACAGGATGATCCTTACCGTTTTCTTTTGCTTCTTTTACAGTGGTACAATATTCGACAACTGCATTTGAGAAGTCTTTGTTACTTACGTAGTGCGGTTTTTCTTTAGGCTTCATAATATATAACTCGTTTAATTTAGTACGTATTATACCAAAATATTACTGGTCTGTCAATCGGTTACTATCAACTACTCTATTTCTTAGGTCGCTAGATGAGAACCTATGAGACCTTTCATTGAAGTATAACTGTATGCCGCGTTTACGACAAATATCCTTTCCTGTAAAATCTAAATCTCGATACTCTTCACCCATGATACGCAAGTCTATTTGGTACATGGCAAGAATATCTTCTAAGTCTTGTTCAGTTACATAAGGGATGATTTCATCAACATAGCCCACAGCATTCAACTGAGTGTATCGCTCGACAATAGATTGTACAGGGGGGTTTTTAAAAGATCGGTCTAATGAGGGGTCTACTTGTAATCCACATATGAGATAGTCACAGTGTGCTTTCGCATCTCGTAACATAGCGACATGACCCGCATGAAGAAGGTCGAATGACGAACATGTAAATCCAATTACCATTAATTTCTCACTTGCCCTTGACATATCTCATTTTATAGTGTATAATCTAGCTTGTCCCCGCCGGGTAATATAGCAGATTAATTCATCAACATTCCGTCGACATCGGAGTCCAATTCTTCGTCTTCGGTTGATTCTTCCTTCATTTCATCTAACCAATCATCTAATGATTTAGGTTCTTCATCAAAATCATTTTCTAAAGACTTGAACTCTTCTTCTTCAAGATAATGAGCAAGTTCCTTAATAGCAGTTCGGTACTGTTGAACCATTTCTTTAGCAGGAACCGCAAGAGACATAATTTTATCAGTAAATATTAAAATACAATTGGTTGGAGTATCTTGATATACCATGTATGTCTTAAACGTGAAGAATTTTTCACCATTCTTCAGTGTGTTCTGCATCAAACTCATTGCGTTATTAACTACAATAGACTCTGGGGCTTCATCTAATACTTCACAGATAAGTTCCTCACCTGTTATTAATTTCAAATGTTTAACTGAAGAACTCATCTTCATTATCTTCTACTCTTATAGGTTTTAGGTCAATAGGGTAAATCTTATATTTAAACCCTTCTTTAGTATATATCTTAATCCTTTCGGCACTATGTTTCAAAGTAAAATTCTTATGAGATTTGACATGAAGATCGTCAGCGATATCAATAAGCTTAGTAGTCCTACCATCATCAGACTGGCGCAGGCCACGACCAATCGATTGAAGTACTTTAACTTGTGATTTCGATGGAGTCGCAAATACAATATTATGCAAGTTGCGGATGTTGATGCCAGTGCTGAAAGTGCCAAGAGAGGCAACAATAATAGCGTCATTTTCTTTTTCTACGATACCTCGTATCTGTTCACGATCAGTGGCATCCACCTCACCCGACACATAGAATACTTTGCGTCCTTCTGGTGAAAGTCCTTTGATCATTTCATACAACACCTTTCCGTGTTTCTCTACAAACTGAAACATCACTAAGGTATTGCCCTTTTGATCCAACGCAATCTTACTGATAAATTTATTACGAGGTTCATATGTGACAATGTAATCAAGTTCATCTTGATACTTCTTGTCTTTCATCATGTTGCATATATCATTGTGGTAACGCAACAAGAGAATTGAGATATCCAACTCTGCCAGTTCTTTTGACTTTTGAAGTTCTACCGTGCGGGTAACGGTAAAGGTTGGACCAAATAGTCCTTCTAGGACCAGTTTGTTTGTTTCGGTACCATCGAGAGTACCTGTGAGACCAAATCTGTATTTGGCATTGATGCATTTGTCCATCATGGTGGTGAGAGACTTTGCTTTGAAAAGATGTACTTCATCACCAAAGATGGTGTCGAATTGCTCGAACCATTCTTTACCGAATTTGTAAATTGATTGCCATGTAGAAATTATGACACGCTTATCCGTGACCT